GCGCATAAGGAGAAACATGTACACCATCATCAGCCCACGCCTCGGAACCCCGGGCGATCAGTTCATCCCAGAGGAAGGTGTCAACATTGACGCACTGCTCGACGGCGGCCTGATATCCACCGACACCGCAAAGAAATCATCTAAAGTCAAATCAGAACCCAAGGAGCAATAGACATGGCTATCAGCAGCACTTACCTTTCTAACCCAAGCATCACGATCAACTCGGTTGACTTGTCCGATCAGTGCACAAGCGCGGTCATCAACTATGTGTCGGAACAACTTGAAAATACGACATTTTCAAATACATCAAGGTCGTTCACATCGGGTCTGTACTCGAACACCGTGACCGTAACTCTTTATCAGAGCTACGCAGCAAGCGAGACTGAAGCCAGCATTTACAGCCTTGTGGGCACAACCACGACGCTTGTCTTAAAGCCAAGTTCATCGGCTGTCGGTGCTGCAAACCCTTCGTACACTTTGACGGGCGCGTTCTTGTCGGCACATACACCGATCAACGCTTCGCTTGGCGAACTGTCCACAATTGACCTGACATTTAGCGGTGGCGTTTTAACTAAAGCCGTCGCATGATCTCGCGGCATCAGCCGCTGAGAATTACAAGTAGCAAGACCGCACAAGCGGAGCCTTGCCCGACAAAGGAGAAACAATGAAAGTCAAACTATCTATTGACCTTGGCGACGGTAAGCCAGCGCGTGAGATGACCACCAACATGCTCGCCATTGTTGACTGGGAACGAACAGAGAACCGTCGATCAGCAGACGGCAAAGGCATCGGCTTTAGCGACATGTGCTGCTGGGCTTACACATTGTGCAAACTTGCTGGAGACAAAGTGCCAGCCAACTGGCGCGAGTGGGTTGCCGAAAACCCTGACATGACCATTACACCTATTAACGAGGTAGCAGACGAGACCCCTTTCATCGAGGGACTTGGCGGCGAAGCCTCTGCGAAGTCCTAGCGTTAACAGGCTTCTGGCCAAAGGAGATTGAGTTCACTATGCGAGACCTGAACACCGTCACCTATGTGCTTGAGCAGATGCACCGCAAGAAGTAACCATGCCTGTCTCTCACAGCGTCGAAGTAGTCGGTCTTAAAGAAACAATTAACGCCCTACGCAAAATTGACCCACAGCTGCAGAAAGACTTTAAAGCTGACGCGACAGCGATCGCACAGCCAGCCATTACCGCCGCCAAGGCTGCATACAGTCAGTTTCCATTGTCGGGCATGGCGCGTAAGTGGTCTGATCGAGGCCGCAAGATATTCCCGTTCACTATTGCCAGCGCACAGTCAGGCGTAAAGATGCGCTTTGACACTCGACGCAACGCTGTAGGCGTGATCCTTATTGAGCAAAAGAACCCAGCGACAGCAGTGTTTGAGGGTGCAGGCCGTAAAGATACAAACCGTTTAGGCACATCACTTGACTCGGTCAGTGCTGAGCGTGGCTTTGCAATGGCGATGCCGGGTAGGACTCGACTGATCGGCCCAGCGGTCTATAAAGCGCGGCGCGGTATTGAGGCCGAGATGCAAAAGATGGTGCTCAAGACCATTAACGAAATACAGAAAGACCTCAACTAATGGCACTGTCAATCCCCATCATCAGCGAGTTTCAAGGCGGCGGCGTTGACAAAGCCATCAAACAGTTTCAGCAGCTTGACGGCGTAGGCGCAAAAACAGGCTTTGCACTTAAAAAAGCGTTTTTGCCTGCCACTGCCGCGCTCGGTGCATTAACGGCTGGAATCGGTCTAGCTACAAAGGCGGCAATGGAAGATGAAGCCGCACAGCTCGAGTTGGCTCGCCAGTTACGCACCACGACACAGGCAACCGACGCACAGATTAAAGCGGTCGAGCAGTCCATTAGCGCGTTTAGCAAACAGACCGCGATGGCTGATGACCAGCTGAGGCCAGCCCTTGCCAATCTCGTGAGGGCTACAGGCTCGCTTGAGTTGTCCCAAAAAGCAATGTCGGTCACCGCTGACCTTGCAACAGCCAAAAACATTGATATGGAGACTGCCAGCGTCGCAGTGTCTAAAGCTCTTGCAGGTCAGACCGCTGCGCTTATCAAACTTGACCCATCGCTAAAGGGCGTAATTGACTCGTCCTCGAGCGCTGATGAGATCATGCAGGCACTCAATGGCTCGGTCGGCGGAGCTGCTGAAACCTTTGCCAATAGTGCTGAAGGCGGTCTAAAAAACTTCGGCATCCAAATGGAAGAATTGAAGGAGAGCATCGGAGCAGCGTTTATTCCTGTTATGGAAAAGATGCTGCCGCTAGTCCTGGACTTTACGACCTTCTTGCAAGACAACACCAAGGCACTGCTCATTGTGATCGGCGCTATCGCAGCCATGACCGCAGCCATAGTTACCGCAAACATTGCTATGAAGGCTTACAACGCCTTACAGATCGTCATTACGGCAGCCAACGCTGTGCTGGCAGGATCATTTACCACGGTCTCGCTATCGGCTGGTGTGCTCGCTAAAGGCTTAGGCGTAGTCATGATTACCCTTGCCGCGCTGTACGAGCTGTACCGCGAAGGCCCTCGAGCAATAGCAGAGTTCATGCTGCCGTTTAAGCAGTTTGCTGTCGGCGTGTACAACTCGGTCAAGGTAGTTGCCAACGGCATAAACCAAATTATTAACGCCGCGATCATCGGACTGAACCAACTTATTAACGCGCTCAATGTAATACCGGGTGTAAACATCGACTTGATACCGCTAGTCCCAATGCTTGAGTACACGGCACTGCCAACACTGGACGCAATATCTAGTGGCGCAAGCGGGCGAGGTGGCGCAGCGCGTGAAGGCGGCACAGGCTCTATTGGCTCAAGCCCGATGGCAATGATCGAGTCAGCCCTAGTCGCTCCATCAGGCGGTGGCGGTGGCGGTGGTAAAGCCTCGAGCGTCCTTGATCTGAGCAAGAACTATGCAGGCAACATGGGCGGCAACTACGGCATCACAGGCAACGCTGGCGACTTCTCTAGTCTCTTCGATCAGTTCATGGTTGAGCGCGGCACACCGATTACAGTCAATGTGAACGGCGGTCTAGCCACATCAGCAGACATCGGTCGCGCTGTAGTGAACAGCATTAAAGCCATGAACCGAGTGGACGGCCCAGCACAAATACAGGTCGCTTGATGGCTACCACAATCGTCCAGTCAGGGTCGTATGACCTACAGATCGCTACAGGCTTTTTAGTTAACGCGTTTACGCTTGACGATCCACTAAAGGGCGTTTTGGACTCGCCTGATTATGTGCTGGACGGCTCAAGTGAGTTTGCATCCGTCATTGACGGCGCTACAGGCATCAGCGTGTTCCGTGGACGCAGAGACATCGGCGACCAGTTCACTGCTGGCACAATGAGCTTTGATCTTAACGACACATTCACGGGCGGCATTTTCAATCCCTTCGATACTTTGTCGCCCTATTTCAACACCGATGACGCTGTGCCGGGTCTAGCCCCTATGCGCAAGGTCGTGCTCAGTCGTGAAGGTGAGGAACTGTTTAACGGCTACATCGTCGACTACTCATATAACTTTAATCTTGGCGGTCTTGATACAGTCACCGTGGCCTGTGCTGACGACTTTTATTTGCTGAGCCAGACTTATATGAACGAGTTTAATGTCAGCGAAGAATTAGCCAGCGCTCGAGTAGCAGCAGTGCTAGATCTTCCCGAAGTTAACGCTTTTACAGGGGTAGGTCAGCGAAACATTGAAACCTCAACCATTTTGCTGGGCGGTGCTTCCGCATATACCGTTCCCTATGGCACATCGGTCGCTGCTTACATGGCGAAGATTAACGAGTCTGTGCAGGGCCGCATCTTTATTGCGCGCGACGGTACTTTTACATTCCAAGACCGCATTGGTGACACGCTTTCGGCATCATCAGCAGACTTCCACGATGACGGCACAAACATTCCCTACGACAATGTGGGCATCTCGTTTGAGGCCAATCAGGTCATTAACAGGGCAGCAGTGCAACACGCTGGAGCTACAAGCCCAGAGATCGCCGAGGACTTAACATCGCAGGCCACCTATTTTATTCAGACCACAGCCATCTCGGACGCGCTAGTTCACAACAACACGGCAGCTCTTGACCTTGCTAACTACCTGCTCGTAGGCCAGCCAGAGGCGCGTTACACCAATGTGTCCACCCTGTTCGCATCCCTCACCGATGCCCAACGCGACACGGTGGCAGTCCTTGAGATCGGCAACACGATCACCATAGAGAAGTCATTTACCAGTGGGGTCACGATCACATCACTGGCGCAAGAACTAGCCATTGAGGGAATCCAGCATGAGATCGACTTGTCAACAGGCCATCGCATGACCCTGTTTACTAGCCCTACGACGCTGGTGTTTGAGCTGATCTTGGATGATCTGGTATATGGCACACTCGACACAGAAAATGTCTTAGGATAAGGAGCACTTATGGGAGCAAACGCAGTTACTACAGTCCCCGTTTATACGGCAGGCGAAGTCCTGACAGCGGCAGACCTGAACATTACGAACTCTGGCATCCCAGTGTTCGCGACCTCAGTAACGAGAGATGCCGCGTTTGGAGGTGCTGGCGAAAAGACTTTGGCAGAGGGGCAGTTCGCGTTCCTTGAAGATTCCAACAGCACACAATTTTATGACGGAGCTTCTTGGCAGTCAGTAGGGCAGACACCGGGCTTAGTGCTTGTGGCTGCACAAACAATCGGCACAACAGTTGCAAGCGTTACCGTGACTGGCGTATTTAGCAGCACTTACGACGCCTACAAAATTGTTGTTTCAGGCGGTACTTCATCTGTTGCTGACGAATTTTTAGGAATGACACTTGGCGCAACCGCTACGGGCTACTACAACGCTTACAGCGGAATCGTTTACAGCACAGGCGCAGCAACTTTAGTTGTAAACAATAATGCGACATCATGGACAAGAGTAGGCGCACTTAACAGCGGCGGCATACAAGCCAACTTTGATCTAGTAGCACCGAACCTTGCCAAATGGACCACAATTTCAGGCACCCATATTTATGCTGGTTCAGCAAGAAGTTTTGGTGGCTATGTGGACAACAGCACGCAATACACCGCGTTTACATTAACGCCAGCAAGCGGCACTTTGACAGGCGGAACTATCCGCGTTTACGGATACGCAAACAGTTAGGACTATGACATGACATACGAAGAAGCAATCGCAATGTATCCACACGACGAAGTGCATGTACAAGTTGACGATGTTGTGCGTCCAATGACCCCAGCAGAATACGAAGCGTTTATACAAAAACAAGTCGAGTATGTGCCGCCCGTGGCATAAATATGCTGCCCTTGTTTTTATGGTTGCAGTCGTAGCGGTGGTACTTAATGGATGCAGCAGCACAAGAGTCAACATTGAGCCAAATAGGTGCTTTACGCGGACGGCTTGCGATGTCGCCAGAGGATAAACACGCACGACTAATCCTGATCGTTGGCATCACTATGTCAATTAGTTTTGCTGCAATTGTCCTCGGCTTCGTGTACGGCCTACTGTTTGTTAACCAGCCCCTTGAGCAAGCCCCAAACGACGCAGCCTTTATAGACCTACTCTCGACCGTTGTCGTGTTCCTTACAGGATCACTCGGCGGCCTATTAGCATCTAACGGAATGAAAAAAGCCAAACAAACAGGGGCAACAAATGAAAGCCAGTGATAAAGCAATGATCTCGACCTACATCAACAGTGCCATTGCAGCAGCAGTCGCCCTATACATGTCAGGCAACACAGACCCGAACGATCTGCTAGGCGCAGCCATCGCAGCTGTAGCCCCACTATTCATCGGCTATGTCAACCCGAAAAACAAAGCTTATGGCATCGGCAAAAACCCCGAAGCCTAAAGCACCGACGCTCACTGCCGTCCCAAACAAACTTGAGCGCCACTATCACAAGTTAGTGATGCCGTCAACGCTTGCCCATGTAACCCCGGGTGAACTACCAGCAGGCCTGCTCGTC